CATGGGATAACTCAACACTATTCACTTCATGGTTCTTTATAGAAATAGGTCGTCAGGCTGATCATCATGACAGAGGCGAAACACACTTCTGGGAACTAGATGAAGTAGGTGCACCAAACACAGGAGTAGGATACTTCACGTTGTTTGCACTCGCACTAATACCTCCAGTGTTTAATGCGTTTATGAAAAAACATTTAGACAACTGGGACGAAAACTTTGCCACAGAAGCAGAGAAAGAGATAGCGGCTAAACTAGCCTAAGTCATTGGGTGCCCCGGAAGCCTTTCACGGGGTACCTTTCTTATTCATATTACGTTCATCTTCTAAATGATATATATTGTTAGTACTTTTTTGTACTGTGGACCGCGGTCACGAGACAACCGGCACGTAACTCTAACTTGGAGAAACACGATGCATTGGACTACTCCACAAATCGTAGAGGTACCTGTAGGATTAGAAATTAATTCTTATGCCTGTGCAGATATATAGGTTGACATTATATTATTAAGATAATATACTATAATTTTAACTTGGAGCCAACCTTAGGGAAGGCTCCTTTTTTTATGAAAGGCATATAGATGAAAACATACGCATTAGAATTTGTATTGTTTGGCTGGTTAGCTTACAATATAGCAATTGAAATAGTAAGTTGGTTTGACGAGGAAGAACTACAGGCACCGCCTGCTATTGAGTCAACACCTGCTTATGATATTTTAGAAAGTGGAACTGATTTTCCTATAGAACAAAATGTGGCGGGCTAAACACCCGCACACACTTTAGATATTATCTTTGTTTGGTACTATTGAACCGTTACCAAATAAATCTACTGCTTTCCAAGATGAGTATATCTTCCACCCTGGTACCTTAGGTGATGCATCACGCATTCCTAAAAGAAAGACCTTGTCTGAAGCTACCTTGGCCGCTTTGATAAGTTCTTTATCTTCCTTATCTTTCATCTTCCAACGATACTGTCTGATTGACTTATACAGTAAGTCGTGTATGATTGCCGCTCTAGCCACATCGAAAGGAGCAATAAAGGCCCACATAGCTCTTGGTACTGATGCTAAATCTGTTACGAACCCTGTTGGTACTGTTATTGTTTCTGTTTTGTTAGTATCGCGTTTTACTTTGACACCAACACCTTTTAATGCTTTGATTTCTTCAACTGTAAGGTCTGAGGTTGTATACGACAAGTCTCTACCCAGTTTCCACTTACGTGGTGGATTGAACTCTGCCATAATTTTATTATTAAATGAACCCATATTACTTGCCCTCCATTGCAAGTGTATTTATGTGATCATATAATAAAAGTCAAGAGTGGAGCGGGTAGTCAGAATCGAACTGACAGCATCAGCTTGGAAGGCTGAGGTATTACCACTATACGATACCCGCATCTGTAAGTTATGTTACTTATAATACTATATAACAGTAGCAAGGTCAACCTGATTGTTGGACAATAATGATATTATAACACTAAATACAGTATAAGGGAACAGAGACCATGAGAAAACGTACAAGATCAATACTAGAAGAGTTGAATCAGATACATCGTACTACTAATAACGATGCTTTGATCCAATCTACAGGCAATAACTTGATTGAAAGTGCTATAAACCTATTGAATAGGATAGCAGAAAGCTATGATCAAGAAACTGCACAGGAATTGGAAAGACGTTTTATCAATAGTATTAGAAGTGGAGACCCTAGAAAATTTAAACGTGGTGTAGATAAAATTATAGAATCCAAGCAAAAGGATGACGACAATGCAAATTCTTAATGAGGGCGGTAACGTATTCAAAACACCCGATGGTGCTGAAGCAACACAAAGAATAAACAAAGCTGACGTAGAGCCTACTCTTAAATGGCTTGAAAAAATCACAGGATTAGATCACGTAAACTTTATGCTAGGTAGCACAGGCATCAAACCTACCAGTGGTGATTTAGATGTTGCAGTTGACAAAGAGAAAGTTGACAAGAACGGTTTAGTAGCAAAACTAAAAGCATGGAAAGATAAGAACGCACCCGACGATGATGATAGAGCCTGGATAGCAAAGACAGGTATTAGTGTACATTTCAAAACTCCTATACTTGGTGATCCTAAGAGAGGATATGTACAAACGGATTTAATGTTTGGTGATCCTAAATTTATGCAGTTTGCCCTACGTGGTGCGGCTGACAGTGAATTCAAAGGACAACACAGAATGATCATGATAGCCAGTATTGCAAAAGCACAAGGTTACAAATGGTCACCAACAAACGGATTGGTAGATAGAATTACTAACGAACCTGTAACTAAAGATCCAAGCGAAGTAGCTAAAACTTTATTAGGTGATGGTGCAAGTGCTGACGACATGAGAAGTGTTGAAACTATTAATGCAAAAATTAAAACAGACCCTAACTATGAGAATCTAGTTAAAGATGCAAAAGACTACTTTGAAAAAGAAGGACTTCAGTTACCGTAATGAAATTTAACGAATTCAATAATATTCTAAGAGAAGGTGCTCGTATACAACACGCCGAAGATATTATCTTCTGGGAAGGAAGTAGAGGTGCCAAACGTGTTATTGATTCTATCGTAGGATTAACAAAAGGTAATACACAATCACTTACAATTAAATGGGACGGCTCACCAGCAGTTATATTTGGTAGAGATGAAAAAGGTCAATTTGTTTTCACAGACAAGTCAGGCTTTGTTGCAAAAGGTTATGACGGTAAAGCCAAGTCAGCAGATGATGTTGAGGCTATGCTAAAGAATCGTCCAGGATACAAAAGAGATCCAGAAGGGTTTGGAAAGTTTGCAGGAAATATGAAGACAGCATTTTCTGTATTTGAAAAGGCAATACCAGAAGACCATAGAGGCTACTTCAAAGGCGATATGTTATATTTTAACACACCGCAGGAAGATAACGGAGCATTTACTTTTAAACCGCAATTGGTTACCTACAAAGTTAACACAGACAGTGACATAGGTAAACGTGTTGCATCGTCCAAGGCAGGGGTTGTAATTCATAGAATTGTTGAGCCCGACGGAGCTGAAAAGCCATTGACCGATTATGATATATTCCAAGGCACTGACTTATTAGTGTTGCCACCAGTCACTGTACAACAACCACCAGAAGTAGACATGAGTGGTGTTAACAAGATTACTGCTATCGTTAACAAGAATGCGTCAGGCATTGATAACTTATTAGACAAAGGGAAGTTGAAACAAATGCAACTATCTAACTTCTCAGACATATTATATAATTACGTTAACGTTAAAACAGATACAGGATTAGATAACTTAGGCAAAGACTTTATGCAATGGCTACAAGGTAGTGCCGTTAGCAATAATAAGAAGGCAAAGATAACTGAGTATATCAAAGCGAACATACAGGCCTTTACGGCTTTATGGAACATAGTTGAAGGAATAATGAAAGTTAAGAACAACGTTATTGATCAACTAGAAAAACAACCTGCTGATGTACAAGCATCAATAGGAGACAAACCAGGGGGCGAAGGATATGTACTAGCTCACCCAACTGGTGATATTAAATTTGTTAATCGTGCTGGATTTAGTGCGGCGAACAGAGCTGTACAACGATAGGAGATAACAATGAAAGCACATGATTTTATTAAAGAGATTGATGCAGACGATCAAGACGCTATTGATTCTTTAAAGAAAGCAATGGACCCAGCTGACGATGACGAAGCTGGAATGGACAAAGAGTTCAAAAAAGAACCAATGATAATACAACTAGGGAAAGTACTAGACAGTAGAGGAAACCCTAACCCAGTTAAGCACGTTGTAAGTGATAGTGGTAAGAAATATGATATTTCACCAGGACAAGCACAGACACTTAAAATGTTTTTAACTACAGACGCAGTTAAACCTGACGTTAAGAGAAAGTTTACACTAGACATTCAAAACGATGATGTACTAGGTATGATGCTTAAAGCTAAAGACCAAAAAGATATGGTTGGAATGTTCAAAGCCGCATACATGAGTGATGGTGGAAACAAAGAGAGATCGAACTACACAGGATAAGGCAATGGAACTAGAGTTTCTAGAAGAGCTATACGAAGCAAGAATGACCCGTAACTCGGGCGACAATGCAAAGTTGACATACAACGATTGTTGTGAAAGACTTTATCTAAGTCTACTTGTTCTTGAGCTTCTTAGAAAGCATCCAAAGTTTGTACCAGCCGCAAGGGCTTATGCAAAGGCAACCAAGGACGTTAATTATAAACGTTTCCAGATGCATGGTACTGACTTACATAACTTCATTTACTTTGTAAATGGAGATGATGAAGCTCTTGCTAAACTTAAAGATCCTGATAGTGCTAGAATGGTAGCAAGAAGAACAACACTACCAGCAATGGCAATCAATAGATATCTTACTACACTTGCAAGTGGTATGAGTTCACAGACTAGTGAAACGTTTATGAGTATTGAATCAGCATTACGTATCTCCAATGCTGATTACAAAGACATTCGTAGAAAACTTACTAACTTTAATGGACTAGCAACATACGATAAGAAAAAACTTGCAACAAGATTAGTGTTGGCTGTTAGAGCAAAACTAAGAAGCAGTGATATAATTAGATTCCTAGAAGAACTTGTAGCTGAAAGAGATTTAGAAACAGGTTCAATAAAAGATAACGAACCAACTATTAGTGTTCCAGACCTTTCTACAAGCGGTAAGGAATTATCTTTATACAGATACCTAGTTGGTGCAAGGAATTTAGTAGGTACTAAAAAGTTTTTAGAACTTGCAAAGAATGGTCAAAGTGTTCCAAGTACGTTTGTAAAACAATATATGCCTGCTATTGAAATGATAGACGATATTGTAAAAGCAGGGCCAGGATACGTTCAAATGCTAAGATCTTTACAAAAACGAGCCAAACAACGCCGATAACTCCGGTTTTTTCCAAAATATTATAAATACTATTAACATATCACACAAGAGAAACGTGTGTATGGTCATTAGAAAATAGGAGAAATAAAATGGCTGGAGTAACAAGAGTAAATGGATTTGGCAACTACGTTGTTGGATCATACAGAAGCACAGCAAACATCGGTGCTTATAAATTAACAGTACAAAACGCATCAGATGCCGCTCAAGATATCAGAGCAGAAGACGACGCGGCTAACGAAGTTGTTGAAGCAATCATGATGGCAACAAATGCAATTGGTTCATCTTTTGCAGATGCTAACACAGGTGTAGCAACACTTTTAGTTGATGACACACAGTGGGACGCGGCTTCTTTACAAGCGGCTGTAAGAGCACTTGGAACAACTGTTGGACCAAACAACATTGATGTAACTGGTTCAGACGTTGTTGCGGCAACTACATTAACAGCGGCGTAATCCAAAGTTAATTAGTTAGTTACTGAAACTAATATAAAAGGGCGGTTCATTTATTGTTCCGCCCTTTTTTTATGACTATAAGTATGAGTATGAACTTTGAGATTGCTACATTAATAGACATTACTCAGACTAACCAAACCAAGTTTCGTTCAGATGATAGACAAGCTATCAACCAACAAGCAAATTGGAATACATTCTTGCAGGTTATAGGATTGAGATCTAATCCATACTTCGACGATGCACCTAGTGTTGTTGAAGACTTAGACGTTACCAAAAGCGAGTTTGGTACAGACTACAAGGGTAAGCATAAAGTATGGCACTTTAAGTTTAGCATTGAACAAGAAGGTGCATTGACTGAAGACTTCCTTAAAGATGACTTTGATCTAGTGCCAGTAATAGCAGGTTTGACAGAAAGCATTACTATAAATAACAATGCGTTTAGAACAAAAGACGACAAGAACCGTAACATTATCTTTAAGCTAGTAGATAATAACCAGAGCGGTACTGTATAAATACTAACATAAGGCAAACATTACATCAAACACTAGGCGATTAAACTATAGGCCCCTTCCACGATAAAATAAGGAATGGAGAGATATTGAGATGGCAAGAGCCACAAAATTAGAAAAAGAAAGTCTAGAAGCACACGTAGACTTATGCGAACAGAGATATAATAACTTAGAGCTTCGTCTGAGCAAGATTGAAACTAAGGTAGAGCATATCCACGCCGATATTACGAACAACAACAAGTCCATGACAAAGGTATTAATAGGTGCAACAGGAACTATTATAGCTGGACTACTTTCAACAATAGTCGTAATATTAATGAACTCTCAATAATCCAAACCAAAACACTTCCCCAAACACATAGATAAATACACGTATGCTGGTACGTGAATTATATGAACAGATAGATGAAAAGCAGATATGGGCTCGATCTGGTAAAAAGGTCGTGCGAAAGTATCGTTGCACAGCAGGTAGACGCAAAGGGCGTATTGTTAAGCAGATGGCACAATGCTTCGCGGCACCTGATATGAAAGCACGTCTAACTATGAAAAGAACTAGAGCAAGGATAGGTGCTAGAATGATGCGTAAAGCACGTAGAACTAAACGTACAAATCCTGCTTCACGTAGAGTACAGGCATTGAATAAAGCTGGAAGAAGATAATGAAGATCAACGAGATCATGACAGAATCTATCAAAGAAGGTGTTATTCAGATCTGGGGCAGAAACAAGGGTAAACTTGTTCGCAAGTACAGATGTACATCTGGATCACGTAAGGGCAGAATTGTAGCACAACCGTCAACCTGTAACGCCCAAAAGAGAGTTGGAAGTGCTATAAATATAAAGAGAGCTAAGGCACGTAGAGGTAGTGTAATGAAAGTTAAGTCAGCACGTATTAAAAGAGCTGGCGGATTAACTAAAAGACTTACTACTGCGAACAAGCCACAGACGCAAAAACGTTATAAAAAGGCTCCAGCAAGAAGAAAGAAATTTAAAACAGGAAGAAGAAAGAAAAGCTAATGAGAGCAAAGGACTTTTTAAAACCAGTTAAAGAAGAAGAGATAGTTGAAGTAGTTCCTATGATAGGTGCCGCACTAGGGCGTGTTGGTGCTAAGATGGGATCAGCGGCGGCTAAGGCTGGTGTCAAAGCAGGAGCTCAATTAGGTAAGGTCGGTGCCGGTAAAGCAAAAGGCATAGGACAAGCGGCAGTGAAAGCCGTAAAAAAAGCACAAGATAAAGTTTCAAAAGCAATCCTTAAGAAAGGATCGCAAATAGCAATACCCACTCAAGGGGGAAAGGAAACTGAATTCGATATTGACGATGTAAAAGGTGATCAAGTAACATTACAAAATCCAGAAGCAAAACCTGGTGAACCACAAGCATTCGTATATAATAAAAAAGAACTAGATCAAATAGTTAAAAAACAAGCTGACAAGGCCGCAGGGGGAACAGGAACAAACCCAATGGCAGGTAAGGTAGTATAATGAAGATAAATGATCTATTAGGAGAATTCAGTATTCAAACAAGTAATGAGGAAAAGGAAGTACTTGCAAAAGTAAAAGATCCTATTCCATTTCATGCTTTCCCAGAGAGAGAACAATTCGTAATCGAAGGACTTATTAGAAAAGCTCTAATAACTAAAGTTAATCGTAACGGAATGACGGTGGTAGTTGCTAATGGACCCGAATAAACTTCAATCAGACTTAGACGAGATAATGGAGAGTGGACTCAAGAGAGTTCATATGCCATACGTCAAAGGCAAAGGTAAGTCAGTACGTATTAAGAATACAATATTTAGAGAGTCCAAAAAAGAAGGTGGATATCTAATATTTGATGTAGCCACACATAAGAGAGTAGCTACAACTTTTAGTAAACGTGGAGCAATAGCATTAGCCAAAGCAAGAGCTAGAAATGACGAGTACACCCAAAAAACTGTGCTAGATCTAGATCAAAAGCTGGGCAAACACTATATGGATAGCATTTTCCACAAGCATACTATAGAGTCTACAGACGATGAATTCCGTAGAGATGCCGCTGAAATGCGGTTTGAACTGGCTAAAGACCATACTTGGTCGTATATCTGCCAATTAGACGAGTATATCTTTGACGATTGAAGATAAATAACTATAACGAATAGGAACAAGTACTATGAAAATAAATGAACTTAAAATTGTATCAGCTAAAGACTTAAACGAGTCACTAGCTAAAACATTCGGAACTAAACTTCGCTTAGGGGATTTCACTAACGAGCAACTAGAAGATGCACGTAACAAGTTACGTACACAATTATCAGCAGTTGAAACTAATGAAAGTTTCGAAACAGTTCACAAAAGCGATGCATATCAAAAAGGCAGAATGTTCCTAGATGTTATTAACCAAGAGATTGCAGAAAGATCAAAAGCAAAACCAGACTTTTTAGATGTTGACGGTGATGGCGATAAGAAAGAGCCAATGAAGAAAGCCGCTGACGAAAAAGGCGATGATAAAAAAGATGATTCAAAAGGCTTATCTGCAAAACAAAAGAAATTACCAGCAGGCTTACAAAAAGCTATTGCTAAGAAAAACGAAGACGTTGTAAAAGAAGGCGCTGAAGAATCAGCAACATTAGTTATGGCGGCGAAGGACATGGTTGATAGAGTTACAGGCTGGATGGAAGACACAGCAGAAATGCAAACTGAATCAATGCTAGAATTAGGCGACAAGATCAGAGACGAGATGGGTTCTGAACAATCAGAGCAATTCATCAATACTGTAAAACCAGCATTAGAAAATTTATACACAGTTTTTGAAACTACAAGAGAAGCACTATCCGGTGGCGTAGCCATTGTAACAGGCGAAGGCGCTCCAGAGACTATGGGAACAGATGCAGAAGCTCCAGCAGAAGATCCTGAAGCTGAAATGGAACCAACAGTTGATGCGGACGCAGGTGCTGAAGAACCAGTAGCAGATGAGTTTGGTGCAAGTGAGCCAGCAACAGGTGGCGAAGAAGTAGCAGACAGAGAAAAACGAGAATCCATAGAACGAAGCAGAAGACTAGGTCAGGTATTAACTGACTCAAAAAAAAAGGCTCCAGTAAAGTAACTGAGGCTACAAATTCCAAAGAAGCACTCGTACAAATTTTTAGAAATCAGATAGGTAGTGCTGATGAACAAGATCAGTCTGCCTATCTTTCATTCGAAGCACTCAATCAATTAATGAAGAACATGAAGTTCCAACAGTTTGATTATGATGGCTTCAAACAAGTATATGACGCTAATCCAGATTTAAAATCATACGTAAAGAATTTTGATGACAAAGGTGTTACACTTTCTACAAAGAAAGAAGCTGACACTGATGCACCAGTATCAAGTGATGCTCCAGACCAAGTAGACCAAATGGCACAACGAGCAACCCAAGCCAATCTTTAACTTGACAAACTAGTTTTTTTGTTATATACTTTAGTGTATGAGGTATAACAATGAGCGAAGTAAAAATCTTACCAAATTTAGTTTGGAAATATAATTACGAACCGGGCTTTGATGTCCAGGCGTTTTTAGATTACCAATCCAAAGAAGCAGAGCTACATCAAACAGAAGCAGATGGAGGCAAGTCAACTGCCGGCCATCCAAATCCTCCTCACGAATGGGAGTGCAATAGAAAATTTATGAATTGGCTAAGGCCAAAGATAGAAATTTGTTTACATGAATGGGACGTTCAGTATACAGATATCGTCGCCACGGGTAGTTGGACCAATATACACAATATAAATGCTCATACTTTACCTCATGATCATGGTTCAACTAACGTGGTGGTGTCTGCTTATGTACAGGTACCAGAGGACAGTGGTAACTTAATGTTTGAACAACTGATGAGAACTAACTGGACACACTACTCACGTATACCTGAAAACACAATACACGACTACTGGAAAGAAGTCCATGTAAATACAAATGATGTTTTACTTTTTCCTGGCTGGATGACTCATAAGACTCAAGCAAGTAAAAGTAATGGCGACCGAATAACATTTACCATTAACGCCGATGGTAGAGATAGAAATAATGTAATATTATGACAGTAGCACAAGACAGAACCAAAGAAGAAATTATAAAAGAGATTGAAAGTATCGTAGAGAAGAACATTCAACCTAGTGTGGAAATGCACGGAGGTGTTGTTAAGCTACAAGACTTTGATATGGACACAGGCGTTGCCCTTATGTTAATGAGTGGTGCCTGCTCAGGTTGTGCAAGTAGTTCCATAACACTCAAGATGGGTGTGGAGAATATGCTTAAACATTATGTACCTGAAGTCAATGCGGTAGAGGGTATGGACGATCCTAACTTTAATGATCCTTATTATACAAGTTGGGAAAACCCAGGTGGCTGGGGAAAGGAAGAGTAATGGCAACAGAAAAGACTGAACACATAGCACCGTACTTCGAAAGACAAAATCCTAACATGAGTACTGAATTCCATAGTGCAAGTAACCAATGGATCATCGATGTTAAGTGTCCGTTCTACGAAGAGTTCTTAACACTATTTGAGAATGAAGAATTTAGAGGTGAAGACGAAAGTAAAATTAAAACTACATTTAGAGGATATCAATATGATGTTACTCCTAAGAACTTACCTGAATGGGGAGGTAGTGTAGTACGTTCGGATAAGATGAATCCAGACACACCAGAACAAAAAGGTTTTCCTAGTTCAGAAACATTAAATGAAACAGAGTTTGATGTTAACAAAGCAAATCCAGGATCTAACTTTCCACCAATAGATCAAAGCAAGTTTGATAAACTTAATTGGGACAAGCTATTGAACTGGGTAATGAAACAACTAAGACGCAACATGGTACCTATTAAAAGTATTAAGGTTAGCAAGTGTTGGTGTGTAGATTATAATGATGGTGGTTATCAAGCAATACACAATCACGGACCATTATGTATTAGTATGGTAATGGCTATGGACTCACAACCTACTACAGGAACTAACGAACAGTCTGCTGACAATGGAATGTTATATACTCTAATGCCTAACCCAGACGGCACACAACTTATGACACAGTTTGGACCTTACCCAGGTAGAACTGTTATCCTAGACGGTAGGGTGTGGCACGGAGTTTATCCTGCAAAGGCACCACGTAGAACATTTGTTGTAGACTTTGACTTTGAATATTTTGATCCGGAAGAAGAAATACCTGGACTAACACATATTGTACCTCCAGGAATGAATCATGGATAATAATTACTTTGCTTCAGGACAATTTCTTATAGAAACAGAATACGATGACTGGGAGAATATGCTTCACGTCATGTTAAAAAGTTTTACTGAAACAGTTGAGTATCCTGATAGAACACAAAGTAATATTGATCTTAATAGTATATCGTTAGGTTATACCAATTGGGTATTAGAAAAAGTAAAAGCACAAAACATTCCAATTGAAAGCATTATACCAGACCAGTCTTGGTTTATTAGTTACAACCCATACGGGTATCAAGGCGTACACAATCATACAAACGAGGAAGACTTAATTAGTACGGTTATGTATTTTGACAACAAAGAACAAGAAGATATGTTTACACAGGACGGATGTCTTGTTACAATGATGGCACACCCTAATACACAGATAGAGTTTCATGAGTTTCCACCTAGTCCAGGCAAGACTATAATTATGAATGGAAACGTTAATCATGCAACTTATCCTTACAAACACAAACGTAGATGTTTAGTTATTAATTACAAAGCCAAATGGAGCGAGCCTAATGAGCCTAATCAAAAAGAAGTTTAACTACGAAGAAATAAAGAAAGAATCTAAAGAAGGCAAACGCCTGTATGCTTGTCCTGACGGTAATAGTGTTGCAAGTGTAACAACTATACTTGATAAGACCAAAGACAAAACTGGTCTTATAGAATGGCGTAAAAGAGTAGGAGAAAAGAAAGCACAGGAGATTGTTACAGAGGCCGCAAGTGTTGGTACTCGTATGCACAAATTCTTAGAAGATTATATTGATACAGGCGAATGGCCTAAAGCAGGTAGTAACCCATACAGCCAACAAGCTAATAACATGGCTACAAAGATTAAAGACGAAGCATTAGCTAATATTAACGAAATATGGGGTTCTGAGGTAGCTTTATACCACCCGAAGATTTATGCCGGTACTACAGACCTCGTAGGCGTCTTTAAAGGCGAAGAATGTATCATGGACTTCAAGCAAACTAATAAGCCTAAAAAGGAAGAATGGGTAGATGATTATAAGCTACAATTAACTGCCTATGCACTAGCCCACAACGAGATATACGGAACTAACATACAAGAAGGCCATGTTTTTATGTGTTCTCGTGACGGACAATATCAGCAATTTGACTTATGGCCAGACGATTTTAAGGCTTGGGAGTCAAAATGGTGGGATCGTGTGTATATGTACTATGACCGTTTCGCATAAATACAATGTATAAGGAGCAAGTAAGTGGCAATAGTACAAATTTCAAGAATACAAGTACGTAGAGGTCAGAAGAACGTTGGATCAGGTGTACCACAATTAGCAGGTGGTGAGTTTGGTTGGGCAGTTGATACTCGTGAACTATTCATTGGTAATGGTTCAGTATCAGAAGGATCTCCGGCTGTAGGTAATACAAAGATTTTAACACAATACGATAACTTATTCAGTTTTGCAGACCAGTACACATATCAAAAAGATGTTGCTACAATGCAGACAGGTGCAACTGCTATGTTACCTACTGCTAGAACACTACAAGCGGTACTAGACGAACGTGTAAGTGTTAAGTCATACGGTGCAACTGGAGATGGTTCAGACCAAACAGTAGTATTACAAAGAGCTATTGACCAATTATATCTTAATAGTGCAACAAAAGGTTCAACTGCAAGTAGAGTTACATTAACAATACCAGCAGGTGAATACTTATTGAGTGCAAGTTTAAAACTTCCGCCTTATGCAACTATCGTTGGTGAAGGAAGTGACAAAGTAAAAATTACACAAGGTGCCAATGCTCCTGTATTTGAAACTGTAAACTCAGGATCAACACCAGGAAGTTATGCACAAGACAGTTCAAGCACAACATTAAACCAAGCTAATAAGATTACACTTAAAGGCTTAACTTTAATACAAAATACTACAAACACAGGTGTATTGCTAACGTCTTGTAAAGAAAGTAGATTTGAAGATTTAAAAATTACAGGTACATGGACAAGTGGAGCAACTCCAGGATCCAATCAAGTTGCTATTAGAATGAATAGTTTATCAACAGCAGTATCTTGTAACAGAAATAAATTTAATGACATCCATATGAAAGGATTTGCAACAGGAATATTTTCAGACTTTGATGTTGTTGGAAACACATTTGATGATTGTGAATTCGATACACTAAGATACGGAATTGTATACGGAGAGAATACAAGCATAGGTCAAGTTGGAATGGCAACAGGACCACAAAGAAACATAGTTCAAAATTCACAGTTCCATGATATTGATAGACAAGCATTATGGGTAAACAAAGGACAATTTAATTCCTCACTTAATAACAAATTTATTAGTGTAGGTAACAACGGCGGTACTGAAGGTAATGCAATTCATAGTGTTATCAAGTTTACAGATGGTACTGCTCTTTCTAACTCATCTAGCAATGACTGGTTTGATAGAACTTCTAATTTAAGTTATGATCAAAACTTTATGTCAGGGTATAGATACGTTCCAGAAGTTGAAGGACCAGGAGTATTTGATTTAGAGTTTAGTTATAGATTTCCTGTAACACAACAGAACTCCGCAGTTAGAGTATTAAAATTTCCAGGCTATGCTACTAGAAACATAGTTGTAGATTACATATACAAAAGCTCACAGGTAAATGCAGTAAGAGAAGGATCATTAGATATACTTGTTAACCTTAACGACAACACATCTAAAGTAACAGATAACTTTACATACTTAGGTGCTAGTGCTTTTGAATACAATATAGAATTTAGTGTTTCACTTACGGATGAAAACACTGACGGAACAAATGATACACTGGTTGTAGCAATGAAGAACACGACAACGAGTGACACAGGTGACATATTATTCAAAGTACATTACAAAACGTAATATGCCAAACAAAGAATACGAGATAAAGCTCGTTAACTGGACTAGGTTTAGAGAACAACTAGAGGTAAGTCTCAACCCTTTCCAAGATGTAATTGATTATTACAACAAGATTCCAAGAAGCAAATTAGGTATTGACCCATGGGACCAAAGCACTTGGCCTACTCCATGGGAGTTACTTGCTCAAAACAGCATTTGCGACTTGACAAATAGCCTCGGAGTATGTTACACTTTACAATTAACTAATAGGTTTTCTCGAAGTGAGTTCGAGATACATATTAGTACGGACTACAGTAATGAGGAATTATGTTATCCTGTTTGCATTAACAATAGTGTATTATGTTACAAATATAATGAGGTTGTTCAAAAGACTGAATTACCCACACATTTTGTTTCACAACGCATTTATAAGATGCCGACGTTACAATAAATACTTTATCATTACGAATTAGTGAATTAAAAATTAACAGGAGCAATAGAGAATGTCAAATGGCGTCGGTATACACATCAAAAAACGCGACGGCTCAGTAGAGCCCCTGGACATTAACAAGATCCACTTCGTTGTTGAAGAAGCCACCGAAGGCTTATCAGGAACAAGTGCATCACAGATTGAGATGACAGCGAACATTCAATTCTATGATGGAATGTCCACAGAAGAAATACAAGAAATTTTAATTAAAAGTGCCAACGATTTGATCTCGTTGGAGAATCCCAACTACCAGTATGCGGCGGCAAGGTTGTTATTGTATCCTATTTACAAAGAAACATTTGGACAATACAATGCTGTGCCGTTAATGAAGGTTATTGATAGAAACATAGAACGTGGTGTATATGATGCGTCGATAAAAGACAAGTACACAGAAACAGAATTAAAACAATTAAACAAATATATCAAACATAACCGAGATGAGAATTTTACTTACGCAGGGCTAAGACAGATTGTAGACAAGTATCTTGTACAGGATAGAAGCACAGGAGAGATATACGAATCTCCACAAGTTATGTACATGATGATCGCGGCAACACTATTTGCTGACTATCCGGAAAAAACACGTATGTCATACGTAAGGAGATATTACGATGCGACCTCACTTTTTAAAATCAATATCCCAACACCAATCATGGCAGGTGTTCGTACTCCTCTTCGTCAGTTTGCTAGTTGCGTCCTCGTTGATAGTGATGATACCCTTGATAGTATTTTCAGCAGTGATATGGCTATTGGACGTTATACGGCTCAACGTGCAGGCATTGGTATCAATGCTGGTAGGATTCGTGCAATCAATTCTAAGATAAGAGGTGGCGAAGTAGCACACACTGGATTGATTCCGTTTCTTAAAAAATTCGAATCAACTGTAAGATGTTGCACACAGAATGGTGTACGTGGAGGTAATGCAACTACGCACTTCCCTATTTGGCACTATGAAATTGATGACATCCTAGTACTTAAAAATAACAAAGGTACTGAGGATAATAGAGTACGTAGATTAGATTACTCTATTCAGCTTAATAAATTAATGTACGAAAGGCTCTTGCAGGACGGCGACATAACTCTTTTCTCGCCACACGATGTACCAGATTTATACGAAGCATTTTATTCAGATCAAAAACTATTTGAAGAATTATATGTGAAGTATGAACGTAAAACTTCTCTAAGGAAACGTAAGATTAAAGCAATGGAATTGTTTTCTGCTCTAATCAAAGAGAGAGCTGAAACAGGACGTATTTACATTATGAACGTTGACCATGCTAATACACACAGTTCGTTCAAAGACACAGTTTACATGAGTAACCTATGTCAAGAGATTACACTTCCTACAAAACCTTTACAACACATTGATGATCCAGAAGGTGAAATTGCATTATGTATTTTAAGTGCAATCAATGTAGGTACACTAAAAGATTTAGATGAGTTACAGGACTTATGTAACTTGGCCGTAAGAGCTTTAGATGAAGTTATTGATTATCAAAAGTATCCAGTACAGGCCGCTGAAGTAAGTACAAAAGCTAGACGTTCATTAGGCGTTGGCTATATTGGACTTGCACACTACCTAGCAAAACAAGGTTGTAAGTATTCAGATAAGAAAGCACTTACTAAGGTGCATGAGTTATCAGAAGCATTCCAATACTATTTGTTAGTAGCAAGTAATGAATTAGCAAAAGAAAAAGGTCAATGTGAATATTTTGACCGTACTAAATACAGTGATGGTATATTACCTATTGACACATATAAAAAGGAATTGGACGAAATATGTTCAATTACATTAAAGTATGATTGGTCTGCTTTACGCAATGACATACGAGAGCACGGTCTACGGCACAGCA